TCAATGGTTGGCGTCATTATCTTTTTCTCTTTCTGAACGTGAATATTGCGGTGGACGGTTCATCAGCTGTGGGGCAAGACGTTTTGCCACCTGAAGAATAACCACCACCGCAGCGGGAAGCATGAGCAAAACACCGAGAAAAATCATCAGAATCTGCACTTCTGGCCGAGAAAATGGCTCAGGCAGCGACAGGGAGTCGCTTACCGACAGCAGCGCCACCGCCAGTAGCATCATTCCGATAAATTCCAGTATCAACACGCCTTTAGGCAATTTACCGATCGCGCGCATACGCTTCCCTCTGCAAAGTGAGCCTTCAGTCTAAAACTTTTCACTGTATTGTGTTTAACAGTTATAGCTTTTAGCAATTAATGCAACAGGTTAAACCTACTTTCAGCGAATACATTTTAGCGTGATCATTACAGGCATAAATCTATGAGGAGAGAAATAATGCAAACCGTTATTTTTGGTCGTCCGGGTTGCCCTTACTGTGTGCGTGCAAAAGATCTGGCTGAGAAATTGAGCAATGAACGCGATGATTTTCAGTATCAGTATGTTGATATTCGTGCGGAAGGGATCACTAAAGAAGATCTACAACAAAAGGCAGGTAAACCCGTAGAAACCGTGCCGCAGATTTTTGTCGATCAGCAACATATCGGCGGCTATACCGATTTTGCTGCATGGGTGAAAGAAAATCTGGACGCCTGATCGTCTGACAAGCCCTCACGTTGAGGGCTTTACTGATTTTTTCTGTGCTGTGGTTTAAACAAACTACTGATAAATAAGAAACACAGTGCCCCCAGCGCACACCAGAACACCGCGCTTAGTAACCATGCCAGCTCTTGCCAGAATGAGCGGGTCGGTGAAAAAAACAGCCGCATAATAAGCATTGAACAGGGTGCCGCCAGCATTGCGCCAAACAGAGGTTTCAGGACTTCTCTACGCTGTGAAAAGAAACTGGCAACTGCTCCAGGAAGAATGAAAAACAGCAAGCCGATTTCAGGATGCCCGGCAGCCCGAAAAGCGCCTTTCATGTGCGTCGCCAGAAAAAGGCACACCACAATGAAGAGGACAAAACAGCAGATTGCCCCCGCCCAACGTTGTTTATGTTTCACTCGTTCCTCCTGACACTGCGTCTATCGAACACATTTTTCGCCAGTGTGGCGTTCAGTAAGATAAAGCCGCTTCGCATTCCATGCTAATATAGGCCAACGCAATTCATATAGCCGTTGATACCTAATGTGATTACACTAGTAAAATATATTGTTACTTTACTATCGTTTAGGTGCGCTGAATGAATCTGCGCCCTGAATTCTGGTAAAAAACATTATCGTAAATTACCATTTCTTTCAACAGCTTACTAGTAAACAAGAAGTTAGCCTCCGTGAATATAAACGTCGCCGAATTGTTAAATGGGAATTACATTCTGTTATTATTTGTGGTCCTCGCGCTTGGGCTATGTCTCGGAAAGTTACGACTTGGTTCGATCCAACTGGGTAATTCCATTGGCGTTTTAGTCGTATCGCTGTTATTAGGCCAACATCATTTCAGCATTAACACCGATGCGCTTAATCTTGGCTTTATGCTGTTTATTTTCTGTGTTGGGGTTGAAGCCGGACCGAACTTTTTTTCCATTTTTTTTCGCGATGGGAAAAATTACCTAATGTTAGCACTGGTGATGGTTGGCAGTGCGCTGGTGATCGCCTTAGGGTTAGGTAAGCTGTTTGGCTGGGATATTGGCCTGACGGCCGGTATGTTAGCAGGCTCTATGACGTCGACACCGGTTCTGGTCGGTGCTGGCGATACACTGCGTCATTCCGGCATGGAAAGCAGGCAGCTCTCACTGGCACTGGATAATCTGAGCCTCGGGTATGCCTTAACCTATTTAATCGGTCTGGTGAGTTTGATTGTTGGTGCGCGTTACTTGCCGAAATTGCAGCATCAGGACTTACAGACCAGCGCCCAGCAAATCGCCCGCGAACGTGGCCTGGACACTGATGCCAACCGTAAGGTTTATTTACCGGTGATCCGCGCCTATCGCGTCGGCCCGGAGCTGGTGGCCTGGACCGACGGCAAAAATCTGCGTGAACTGGGTATTTATCGACAAACCGGCTGCTACATTGAACGTATTCGACGTAACGGGATTCTGGCAAATCCAGACGGTGATGCCGTGCTACAAATGGGCGATGAAATAGCGTTGGTAGGCTATCCCGACGCCCATGCCCGACTCGATCCCAGCTTCCGTAACGGTAAAGAAGTTTTCGATCGTGACCTTCTCGACATGCGTATCGTCACTGAAGAAGTGGTCGTTAAAAACCATAACGCTGTAGGTAAACGTCTCGCACAACTGAAGTTGACCGATCACGGTTGCTTCCTTAACCGCGTCATTCGTAGCCAGATTGAGATGCCGATAGATGACAACGTCGTGCTTAACAAAGGTGACGTTTTACAAGTCAGCGGTGATGCCCGTCGCGTAAAAACCATCGCCGATCGCATCGGCTTTATCTCGATTCACAGCCAGGTCACTGACCTGCTGGCATTTTGCGCCTTCTTTGTTATTGGGCTGATGATCGGGATGATCACCTTCCAGTTCAGCACATTCAGTTTCGGCATGGGGAACGCTGCCGGGTTGTTATTCGCCGGAATTATGCTGGGCTTTATGCGTGCTAACCACCCGACCTTCGGTTACATTCCGCAAGGTGCATTAAGCATGGTGAAAGAGTTCGGCTTGATGGTGTTTATGGCAGGCGTTGGTCTGAGCGCCGGTAGCGGTATTAATAACGGCCTGGGCGCGATTGGCGGTCAGATGTTGATTGCCGGATTAATTGTCAGTCTTGTGCCCGTGGTTATCTGTTTCTTGTTCGGTGCTTATGTATTGCGAATGAACCGCGCACTGTTGTTCGGCGCAATGATGGGCGCACGCACCTGCGCGCCGGCAATGGAGATCATCAGTGATACAGCTCGCAGTAACATCCCTGCGCTGGGCTATGCGGGCACCTACGCAATCGCCAACGTCCTGCTGACGCTGGCAGGGACAATCATCGTCATGGTATGGCCAGGATTAGGATAAAACTGAAGTTGCCCTGAAAATGAAATTTTTTTGCACAACCGCAGAACTTTTCCGCAGGGCATCAGTCTTAATTAGTGCCACTGCTTTTCTTTGATGTCCCCATTTTGTGGAGCCCATCAACCCCGCCATTTCGGTTCAAGGTTGATGGGTTTTTTGTTGCCTGAAATTTAAGCTGTTTAAAATCATGATGTTAGAAAAACTGTTTTTTAACGATGGCGACAAAATGGCGGCGGCGTCAAAGAGAGAGCGCCACCTGTCCTGATTTAATTGGATGCGGCTGAACCGGATTTGACTCTTTTGGCGTTGCAATCGAACGAACAAAAGTTTCATGGGTAACAAAAGTATGGCTGCAGTTAATGTTCTGGCACTGGTTGTAACGCTCTTTGGTCAATGAAGATACCTGAAAACTGCTGCGAGTATGGGCGGCACTTCCACACAGTGGGCAAATCATCATTTTTCGAGTTCTCCCCATTTTTGCTAAATTCACAATAATGATACCGCATTATTCCATTTTGCAAACTTAAAAGTTCTCCATTGCGAAGAATCATTCCATTTCGAAATCATCAATCCTCACTTCAAGCTCCAGACTGGTCGTAAAACCGTTATCCGGGCTGACGGTATGCGTCAGAGTCGTAATGGTCCATTCCGCATCATCTATCGGCTGTTTAAAGCCACTGACTTTCACTGGCATTTCCGTGTAGAGATCTGCCCGCCCTTCTGCCAGTTGTAGCGAGAATGACGCAACGCCGCGTTGCAGGCGTTCCCACTGCATTTTCGCCGCTCGTTCGGCGTTGCTCCGGTTGGCATAAGTGCGATTAAGTACCAGCACGTTTTCATCCGTACCCACCAGGTAGCCGGAAAACGTACCGTCATACGGCGGATCGCAATACACCACATCCCCCACCTGCAGCATCGCCAGCGTTTCATCAAAGCTCGCGCAGATAAACGTTGCCCGCTGGGCTTTCTCTGCAAATGCGCGAATTTCTTTTTCAGGGAAATACGGATTTTTATAATTACCGTAGGGAATGTTGAAATACCCGCTCTTGTTATAGCGACATAAACCACGGTAACCGTGACGATTGAGATACAGGAAATATATCGCCTTCATGAAATCAGTAATTTCAGTTGAGTAATTAAACTCCTGTCTTATGTTGTAATAAGCCAGCTCACTGTTTGCTTCCTCAAATAAAACTTTGGCACGAGATATAAACGCTTCGCAATCAGCGGCAATCTTTTTATAGAGGTTGATTAAATCAGGATTAATATCCGCAACCAGATAGCTGGGGTAATCCGTCGCCATCATCACAGCACAAGAACCCGCGAAAGGTTCAACCAGTCGCGGGCCAGCAGGAAGGTATTTTTTCAGTTCGGACATAATGGCGGTTTTATTACCCGCCCATTTCAGGATGGTGCTCATACAGCACCTCCGTTGTAATGTTTGCCTTTCAGCTCTGCGATTTCCTGGCAGGTAATGCAAAGCTGCACTCCAGGAATGGCACGGCGGCGTGCTGGCGGAATTGGCGCTTCACACTCAACGCAAAGCACGCGGGACACGCCCGGCGTTTTGGCACGGGCAGCACGGATATGGCGTTGGCGTTCTTCTTCAACGCGCTGCTGTACGAGATCCATTGCATCAGCCATCAGTGGATCTCCTGCGCTTCGTTCTGGATTGCTTCAGCAGTCACACGCAGCAGTTCTGCCGCTTCGACGTGGTTTAGCTGGCGGGAGGTGATATGACACGCCAGGCTATCGAGGCGAGCAGCCATTGCTTCAGCCCTTGCCCGGCGTTCTTCCAGACGAGCCTCTGTCAGTAAAAGATTAAGACCTGCATCATCCGGTCCGGTTTTGGTCGTGAGGGTTTCAATATTACGCATAAGCAATTCTCCTGAATTTAGATAAAGGGATGCCCGGCGGGTTTACGCCATTAATTTCATTAGTTGGTTAATTCGGCATGGTTAGCCGTCTGGGAAATAAGCTCACCACTGCACGAAAATGATTCATTGCTTTAATCAACTCCCGCTTTTCGTCAGTGGTCAGCTCATTAATGCTGATGCTATGACGTTCAGCTGGAATTTTTGCCATAAAGAATATGGCAGCCAGTGCCCGTTTATTTTGTTCATTATTGATATCCCGTGGATCACGCATATCTTTAATAAACCGCTCAAGCTCTGACTCAATATTCAAACCAAAAACTTTCGCCCTTAACTCCGCAATATGATTAAGTCCATTCAGGCGTTCACCGGGTCTTAATGGAACAGTCGCCGCAGCGCCTTCAATAGCCATTTGTTCCCCCGTTTTTTCGTAGATAGTTCTGCCAGCAATTCATCTTGTGAACGGCACGGATGCCAGCGTTTTCCATCCTCACCCATGATCCAGCCGTGACCGTAGTGCATCGCCGGGCTTTGCTTTACCAGCAGCGATGCAAATGATGGTTCTTTCGTCAGCATAAGCACCTCACAGCAAACCGAATGAAGCACCGAGGCCAGTCACGGTATCAACTGCACTCGCCATCGCAGGGTTAGCCTGTAAACGGGCCTGCAATGAAACAGCAGCCAACGCCATCAGTCGTGTTACAGAGTTAATGCTGCTGATAGCATCACGACGACCTGCACTGGTTTTTACATCGCCAGATACCGCACCTGCAGCAACACGCCCGATCTCTGCGGTTGCACTCATGACGTAATGTGGCAGTTTCTCTTTTGCCACCTCATTAATCGGTACGCATGGCAGGCAGTGAATCTGAGCCAGAAAACCATCTACCAGCGTTGAATCTTCAGTCAGATCGGTAAGCAGCCAGATTTCTGGTGCGGTTAATAAATGAGGTTGCGCTGGGTTCAACTTGTTCCGCAGAATCTGCACATTCATGCCAGCACGTTCTGCCAGTTGCACCAGGTTGTGGCGCAATGCGAATGCACGACAGGCTTCATCAAAATGTGGATGTTTGGAAACTTGGTAATCAAACATGGTCAATGCCTCTGATGTATTTCAGAATCGAACTAATTAAGGTTTAGATTGCATTCTGAAAGCGCATCAACGGTCATTGCTGCTATGTTGATCATCACTTTTTCGCGTTTTTTATCTTTGCGCAGACGGTGACGGATAAGGCGTCCATCAGCCAACATGTCATTGATGGTATCGATGGATAGCCCTGTCAGCTCGCTATAGCGTTCAATAGTCACATGAGGGGTGGTAAGAGTGATTGAAATGTTAGGTCTCATGATGCAACATTCCTCGTTTAATGATGATTAATCAGGACGAATACGGATCGTTTGTATTTTGTGAACACCATAAACATACGATCGCACAGTGAAATCGTCAAGATAAAAGTTCACTTGGAGTGACCATGAATTTGGAGAAAGGCGGACGAGGCGCTATAGAGCGCATGGTAGAAGCTTATGGATTCAAGACTCGACAGGCGTTGTGCGATCATTTAGGAATCTCTAAAAGTACACTCGCCACACGCTACATGCGTGACTCATTCCCAGCAGAATGGGTAATCCAGTGCGCCCTTGAAACAGGCACCTCGCTTAATTGGCTCACAACCGGGCATGGTTCAAAGCAAACTTCAGGTAATACAAATACTATGGAAGTTGCTAAATATGTATTATCTGATGGGGCCTTGTGTGAAGACGGTTTTTATATTTTCGATAGAGAATTTCTACCGTCGGCATTCAAGAATCTTTTTGTAATCACAGATAATAATTCTGAATTTATTTGTGATAAGGAATTTGATGATATACGTGATGGTAAATGGGTAATAAGTATTGATGGCGAAATAACGATCCGTGACATTACTCGTTTACCCGGTGGAAGAATCTTCGTCGAGGGTGGAAACAGAGCCTTCGAGTGCAAGATAGAAGATGTTGAAATAATTGGGAAAATTATAAGTTTAACAATTAAGTACGTTAGGTAATACCGGGAGGAAACTATGCTTGGTAAGGTATTTTTTGTGGTTTTATCATGCTCTTTGTTATTAAACCCACTAACTACCTATGCTAAAAATTATCCTTGTTCTGGGAAAAAGGGAGGTGTCTCTCACTGTACCTCCGATGGAAAGTTCGTTTGCAATGATGGAACTATTAGTAAATCAAAAAAAATCTGTACTAAAAACTCGCGATAAATTTTGCTTTTATATCTGCGCCTAATATAACAATGAGCCGCAGGCTAACCGCAAAAGTCACATACTCACATAGCAAAAAATAGCTAACTTCATTATGGCTTCAGTGAGATGTATGGTCGCAGGATTTCATACATTGACACTGGTTATACATACAGTAAAAATGCTCTCTACTGGAGGGCATTTTTTATGGCAGTACGAAAACTCACCACAGGAAAATGGCTTTGCGAATGTTACCCCGCCGGACGTAGTGGACGTCGTGTGCGTAAACAATTCGCCACCAAAGGCGAAGCTCTGGCTTTTGAGCGTCACACGATGGAAGAAACCGAAGCAAAGCCCTGGCTGGGCGAATCAGTGGATCGTCGGACATTGAAAGACGTGATTGAGCTATGGTTCAAACTACATGGTAAATCTCTGACAGCTGGGCAGCATGTCTATGACAAACTGCTGTTGATGGTTGACGCTCTGGGCAATCCCCTTGCAACTGATCTAACCTCTAAAATGTTTGCCCACTATCGAGATAAACGCCTGACAGGTGAGATCTACTTCAGCGAGAAATGGAAGAAAGGAGCAAGCCCGGTCACCATTAACCTGGAGCAAAGCTATCTAAGTAGTGTTTTTAGCGAACTATCCCGCCTGGGCGAATGGTCGTATCCGAACCCACTGGAGAACATGCGAAAATTCACCATCGCAGAAAAAGAGATGGCATGGCTTACCCATGAGCAGATTGTTGAACTGCTGGCTGATTGCAAACGTCAGGACCCAATTCTGGCACTGGTAGTCAAGATATGCCTAAGCACAGGCGCACGCTGGCGAGAAGCAATAAATCTTACCCGCTCGCAAGTGACCAAATACCGAATTACCTTTGTAAGAACGAAGGGGAAGAAAAACAGAAGCATCCCTATCAGTAAAGAGCTTTACGAAGAGATCATGGCGCTTGATGGGTTCAATTTCTTTACAGACTGCTATTTTCAATTTTTATCCGTGATGGAAAAAACGTCTATCGTGCTCCCTCGCGGTCAACTGACACACGTTCTGCGCCATACGTTTGCGGCGCACTTCATGATGTCGGGTGGAAATATCCTTGCTTTGCAAAAAATCCTCGGACATCACGATATAAAAATGACTATGCGCTATGCCCATTTAGCACCCGATCATCTTGAGACGGCTCTGAGATTCAACCCCCTCGCAACGCTAGAAGTGTGATCTACTGGTGCAAAAATAACATCATTCTCCACTAGCTGAGTTAATTGCGTCAGAGTAAACTTTTATCAGTATATAAGTTCACTTTTATTCAATATATTAAGAGATTACATGGCTATCATTACCGTAAAAAAACATACTGTCAAAAAAGCATTATCGATGGGATTTGAAAAAGTACTTGACGATCGTGGTTATGATTCTGGGGCGTACTACGTTAAAGATGGCAAAAAGTGGATTTTTGATATTGTTGCGCTTAAGCAAAAACAAGGAGCAACCTCAGATGATGAGTTAAAAATCCTTGGGTATGATGTTGATACATATAATCTTGTAAAAAATGAATCTAATGAACTGGCTGAACTTTATCAAGATATTGCAGTTGAAGATGGTGAGCCAATGTATCTAGAGGGTGGCGTGTACTTATATCCTGATGGTTCTATCCGTTAG